CTTAAAAACTAATATTTTGTATTAAATAAACTGACTTGACTGTAGGAATAGAGCTTATAATCTCTCTAACCCTCCTAGTGTCATTCTAGGACTAAACTCCAATTGATAAATATGCTGGAGTGAATAATACCGGCGGACCTGTATAAAACATTAAACTAAAATCCTCAGCTGCCGCTACGTATTTTAATACTGAGGAAGTTAACCGATCACTATAATTTGTACGACTTGTACAATGAATCTCATACGAATTTTGAGTTTCATCGAAGCCACCCGGATTTAGTGATTTGGGGGTTGAAAATAAAGTGTGATTCTGATAAGGAACCTCCACTGTTACTGCAGGATTGACAGATGTCAAAGTGTATGCCACACCTGTTTTCGGCATTTGCCGTATGGCATACCAGTTGGCAGCTATATGATTTGCTGAAGCCAAAGGATCAACATTGCCTGGCGATGGAAATCCGTCGAATTCACCAATTGTACGCAATGCCATATGATGCCCTACAGTCACACGCATAGGTGCTGCATCTTTCATAAGACCAGCTGCATCTAAATGTATACGAACACCTCCACGCACTGCTACATAGCATGGCATCAAGAAATTCATGAGTGTGACTACAGCCGGTTGTAATGGACCTGTGAGACCTCCACTACCATTAGTTGTGAGATTCCTCCCTGCAGTAAATGCTGGCATACCAGGACTCTGATTATAATGAAATGGATATATGCGTCTTACATGTTCCCATGTTGATTGAACTCCTTGACCAAAAGAATTGTCTACAACTGCACCACTATTTCGATTGGTTAAAACTTCGTGCAACATAAACCTTTTTAACAAAGATCTAAAAGATACAATAACTTCTCCCATATACAATTTATTTACAACACTTGTATTTATAGGTGGAAGTCCCATTATGGCTAGTTCTTCCTTATTCTGGGGAGGACTATCTCTTTCAGGTTCTAAATCTATATCAGACTGGGGAACAATGTCTTCATCAGCATCGTCAAATTGACCTTCTATTGATAAAGGAGCAATGGCTTCAACTACATCTTTCAAATCTGGTTGACGAGCTGCAGTCAGAACTTGATCTGGTGGACCTAAGGGAGGGCCTCCAGAATTTAAATCAATAACCGGAAATTGTTGTACAGCACCATTCGCACTAATATAAGGAACCATTTGTTGTATATAATAAGAAGTAGGCTTAGCAAATTCTATATCTTCTGCGCAACTAACGTGTACTATAACATCACAAGATAAATAATCAGAACCAGGTTGAAAATTGGACAATCTATTCTCAACATACAATGTTAGAGTTCCATTGCCAATACGACCATAATTCTCACTATTTACTATTATTTCCGGGCGATCGGTGGATAAAAAAGGACCAGAAAATGAATAATTAACTGGTTGATTCACATCTAAATGACGACGCCAAGCATCCGTTTGTCCCCATCCTACTTGTAATGTAAAATCTGATGTTTCAGCCAAATCTATTATAGTAGTATATGTGGAAGGGCGGGCTTTAATAGTGGGCCCAGAAGCTCCTCCACATGGATCATAAACAGCACGAATCCTTCCTCTATGTAAAGCATTGCAAACAACTTGAAATCTATATTTCATAGATCCTCTCCAATATTCAAACGGTGCTGCTGCTACCGCACAAGCAGGTAGAAAATAGGCCATTTGATTAGGACCCAAAGAACTTCCGTTGTTTTGTGGTACAATAAACGGATCCACTACACAAGTAAATATAATAGAACCTGGTGGATCGGGAGGACACCAATTGCGTATTGCTAAAATAGACTCTCTACACGCAATACTCTGTACAGTCATCTCATCGTGACCTTGTATACCAATAACACATGGATCTACCGTAAGCTCTTGTTGCGAATCTACTGTTAGCTTTAGCAAATTGACGCGACCATCACCATGTGCAAAACCTGCAACGGTAGCTGGTTGATAAAATGAAGCTACAACTTCGGGTGGTCTTGAAAATCCAAATAAGGACGCCATTTTAGCAATAGATGCAGCGCCTAATTCAGTGGCCATTGCAAAATTTGACAGTAGTGGTACTTCTGACAATATTCCTGCTATTTTGCTAACGATAGACATAGGTTTTGAAATTATACCTTGATATTCGGATCGAGATTGGGGTACTATATTACATTCACTGTCCGATTGTGGGACTATATCAATGGGTAAATACCTAGTCAACCCTGATAACACGACATCTTCTGCCCATGCATACACGGATATAGTAGCTGGATAGGTGCCTTTAGTGGCAGAATACAAAGTGGATAATGTTGAACAATGTAACAATCCTAAATCCTGCCATTCCTGAGACGGGATGTCAACAAATGTTTTATAGAACACAAAGGGCAATGTCAACTCCCCACCAGCATTTTTACTTGGATCTACAAAAACTTTCATTCTTTGTGATTGAATAGTCTCGAGATTTTGTGAGAGAGCATTAACTTGAAATAGAGATTGGTCACGTAAATGTAAAGGCTGATAATGGTACATCAACCTGCCAAAATCCATAGGATTAGCATTGATTGTGATTTTCACTTTCAGAGTCGCCTTTAGATTCTTATACGTTGCGATACGATTAATGACCGAAGGATGTGAAAAATATAAATCCCATGGATTAATACTAAAATCTAGAAAAGTGATAGGAGTCCAATTTCTCTGATCTATGCGAATAGGACGTCTGAAAAATTCGTCCATACTTACACTTGGGTCTTCTTGCGCTCTCTGCATAATATCCTCAGGTACACCCCGGTGATCATGACCTCCCAAAGCTGCATCGTGAAATCCCACATTAGCAACATGTTCATGGGTAGGCGCTGTTTCTCCATCTGCCATATCGGCGGCAGTGCCCGATTGAGGGATAATGCCCTCGTCATACTCAGAAGCCTCCTCTGAGTCCGGCGTTCCCCTTTGAGCTGGGGACATGCTCCTTTCGATCAAACGAGAAAAATTTTCGATAGGAAAGGTTGATATGAGATTTTCATCTAGTTTATATGTTTCTCTATAAAACTGAACACGCTCATCAAACGTGCGATCTAAAATAGAGGCAGGTAGTTTAATTCGGTCGCACACTTCCTGCATTTGTGTACGACGTAGCTCATATTTTTCTCGGCCATGAGCAAACCATTCATGCATAGCACTTTCAATACAGGAGATTGCCTGTTCCTCTGGAGAAACGGCACTGCTCTTCATACTGCTATGCAACCCTTTAAATATGGAAAGTTCGTCTAAACAACCCAAACTTCCCTCTATTTCAGGGATAAAATTGCTTTTCCTTTTTAAGAAATCGCATTCTTCGAGTGGTAATGTTGCTACCTCTCTCTCCGATTTATCGGGCAATGTAATTTTCATACCATATTCTGCCAAAAATTGCTTGTATGTTATAAAATTGAAATCTCTGTAACCAGCCGATACACTGCATAATGCATCATCGCCATAAGTAATCAAAGAAATGGCATCTCTGAAGTTCTCAGCTTTGGGGTATCTATTGAAGAAACCCATTCTCATGTAAATACTACCTGCTATACTATTGACAAAAACCGTCATATTATTTCCAGATGTATTCATAGCATAAGCTTGAAGCATGGTGCCGTTTATATCAATTAGTGGGTGGCAAATATCAACAACCATAGCTCTCATTATTTGTAAATCAGTGGTGTTATAATTAGCCATAGAACACAATGAAATCATAGCGTCCCATACCTTGCGTGTGACTTGGGAACTCATGCGCACATCATATTTACTATAATCAAAAGCTACCATTTGTTCATATCCATCTTCATTCTTGTTAGTGATATAATTCATAAGCTTATCCCATTGAGGTCCAGCACAATTTATGCCAACTGCACATTCACTTAAATGACTATGAAAACACAAAAAACGTGATAAAGGTAGGAAATACTTCCTAATCAATATACTTAAAGCTAAAGGAGCCGCTTGAAAAACACGTACTTTCTCAGAATCTACAGGTGTGGACTCATCTTTTAAAGTAGCAACTGTTACAGGATACGCTCTTACATTGTCCCGATAACATTGTTCTATTCGAGCAACTTCTTCCAAAACGTAATCTTTCGGAATCACTAATTCTCGTCCATCTTCACTATTATATGTGTCAAAATGTTTTAGCTTCTTACCAAATATTGGAAAACCAGACCCTGTGTTCTTCTTTATGCTATCCAAAAATTTCACACCATCTATACCATTCAAATTATCCTCCAAACTCATTGGAGAAAAATTTCCGTTATACCGACTATAGGCTGGTATTTTGTTTAATAATGGTGCTAAATAATCACCAACAGCTCTATGTAATAATAAAGGGTCAAAACAATCGGATGGCTTTGTAAAATATTCAATATTTGTATTAAAAGCTCTCCAATTTGGTTTAAGTTTCGGAGGACCCCATATATTTTCTTGTCCACAGACATCAAAAATAGCGTCAGACAAAATAGATGCCTTTATGCATGATCTTTGTTCCGCCCTAACAGCTGTGGAGCCTATAATTTCTACAAAATTTTCATCATTCATAGATCTTACAAATTCGGCTTTGGAATGTGGTACGTTTGAAACTAAAGTTTGAATACCATACGTTTTTTCAGGTATTGTGCTAGCATGTGCCGACAAATTATCGAAAGTGGCTATAAATGTATATGCATCAGATAAAGAACTCTGTGTAACATTGACTGATATACCTATACCTTTATTCGAATCACCTCCAATATGAAATCCTACAATTGAGGGGCTAGTTGTATTACTTAATACTAACCCCATGCAAGCTCCTGTTTGAGCTAATTTAGTGTTATAAGAAGCCCCAAACATGGTTCTATATGTATGACTCACTTGCCGGAAAGATGCTTCCACTAATTCTGTTTCAAAATCTAATGTTTTCTGACGTATAACTAATTGCGCCAATGCTTTACCAACGGGTTTATTTTGTGGGAACCACTTTGTTAAGTTAGCAAAATCAGGACACACTGGAACATAGGCCATTACTAAATCGCTATTCGGGAAGAAATAACAAAGTTCAGTATTAATTCGAACTTTGAACACCCCTCCAGCTTGAACGGCTCGATGAATTTCAATTTCCATAGTTTTGGCTCTCCAATCATTCATATCAGCTTTAGGATACAATACATGTTCAGGAAATAACATAACAGATTTACGAGGAAAAAATATATTACAACAATGTTTAAAACCTTCTCCTTGAAATTTCCCAATACAAATATTTTTCTTTACAGCATTCAATAAATGTTCAGGTGTAGATTGTGCTACATCGGACTTAACCCCTGAGCACCACATACGTGGCATCATGGATCCAAACCAGCTTCCACCTTTTTCTATTTCTTCATATTCAGTGGATTGAGGAATAAATGTACTTTTCCATTGCCTCAAAATAACTACTATCATAATGACAGTTGCTGCTGTGCCAGCCAGAGCCTTTGTGGCGTACTGAGGAGTGACTCTTCGTAAAATATTAAAGTATTCTTCTCCCTCAAACTTTATGCGTTCCAATTCACATCTTACACAGTGAATTTTATAACACACACACCACTGAAACAAAATAGTTAAAAAGATCATATTGAGTAATATAATCAAAGGTAATGCTACCATGTGGAAAGAAAATAATATCAAAATTAATATTAACACAAGAGGTACTATTATACACCAAACGAAATCTCGCATTGCCAAAATCTTACTTTCGTTTTGATTTTGAACCATTCGCGCAAATCGAGGGAATTTTAGTAATATGCTAGCTAACATTGAATAATCAGATAGTATAGCTAGATCACATGCCTGTCGTTTATAATATTGTGGTAAAGACATAACTTTCGTATAAATCCACGTACATAGTAAGGAACTCAAATAATTCACGAGTGTTTTACCCACGCACACTTCAAATATAGAAGATAAGGATTCAGGTTTGACATCATCGTCATCTGGATGTTCCAGAATGTGTTTCCAATTAGGATGGCGCTTGCGGTAATCTGATTCAACATTCCTCAGCATTTCTCTAGCTTTCATTCCACCTACCTTTTGAGTTAATTGCACATATAGAGCTTGATAGTTATCCCTGAAATCTGCATAGTCCCTTGGAGAAACTATTTTTGAAGCCAAAGAGGGATTCAACTTAGGTTTGGTAACCACTGGGGGTTCATAATTCCCATCAAAACTCAATTTATGCTGGTGAGCATCAGGAGAAGACAAAAGTATAATTCTCTCCTTGAGAGTGTTATAATTAACTTTGTACACGTATAACGATCTATCAAAAACAGATTGATTAAAAGGTGCCTTGGTGTTAACATAAAACTTTGCCAACCACCACGTGTATTTATCTATCTTATTTTCTTCTTCTATTTTTAGTGAGATAGTGTCATTCACATATTGTTCCGTAATGGAATCTAAGGGTTTTTCAAAAAGAGTGTCCATAGTATCACGTACTGTATTAAAACCAGATCCAATAGTTTTCAAAATATTTAAACTATCTTTTTCATCAACTGTGTCATATTCCTGTAATTTCTCAGGAACGCACTTGCAAAATTGTGGTAACTGGTGACATTTCATACAACAAGTACTTTTATGCATTATGGCATTGCGTTGCACCTGGTTATCTTGCTTTTTCTTGTGAATTTTTGCCAAATAAACAATGCATCGATAATATTGTTCTAACGATATGTTCTCACATTTTACTTCCTTGTTTAGAACATCATCATAATATACTACTGGATGTGTAGTGCCACAGGATAATTCTATACCATCGGGTCTATGTTCATAAACTTTAAAAGTCCATGCATCGACTTGGTGTCCTGGTGTTGCATTCAAAATATCAGGATGATCAGTATTCAAAGCAGCACCTGTTGCATATTGTGGTTTCACTTTTGGCGTAACGTGTATAAATCTACGCAAAATAGAAACAGGATGATTAGAATATGTAGTGGCCCGTAAATCAGGCACATTGGTAGTAATAACACCACACTTAAAATTTATGCCCACTTTACCTTTGCTTCCAACGTCTGCTTTTAAAGCATGCACGGCAACATTATTAAAATATTTAATATATTTGCCTGTGGGAGCAGTTTCTACAAATGCTGAATTAGTATTGGCTGCATCATCTATGTGCACGCCTACAACATCAGCCGTATATTCACTATCATACCTATCGCTGTCATTAAGGGAAATGATCCTCTGTTTAGGATCTGTAAAGCCCATAGCGGCTAACGCTACTTTCATAGTATTTTCCGCTAAATCTGATTTTCCGATAGAAGATTCGCCATTAATGCTAACACCAAATGGTGCCATTCTATATAAACTAGAATCGTAATGAGCCTGAATGTCTTGCCGTAAAGTTGATAAAGCTAAAAATTTCTTGGAAATAACTTCTCGTCCATAAGGATTAGTAGTTATTCTTTGATATTCTTCAGTCATTTTAATAGCCTGCTCAACGTCTGCTGCCAGTTTGTCCATATCTGTAACTTGTCCAGAAACTATATTATCTTTCTGGAGTAAACATAAATGTACCAATTCAGTATATTCTTTCAATCTTAAATCAGAATATAATATTGGCGCTAAAGATCTTTCCTTTATACAACTAGCTCCAGTTCTAATAACCCATTCCAACGTGTTAACTATAGCATCGAAAAAATCATCTGCCTTAATTTGCTCTTTACGAGCTTCTAAGGAAATAATATTTACACCCGCTAGGTCAAAATCCCATTTTTCACACTTAAAATATGTACTAGTCATAGCTACAGTTATTAAATATGAAATATGAGAGAAAACAGGATTAGTTTTAAACATTTGCCAATAGTCTCTCAAAGAGGTGATACTAGTGTTCAATACTACACCTACATCCGATTGTGGAACCGGATCAGCATCATCAAAAGAAGGTGAAAACATGTTATCCAATAAGGATGTTAAAGAAACAACCAAACAAGATTGAGTATTCATCTTAATATAACCCAATGTAGCCATAACTATATCACTTAAAGTATTACAGTTCCATAGTTGGTACATAAAAATCCCCAAATTTTCTCCTACAGAGATCATTTGATTATTTTTTAACGAGAAATCGTCCATTACTCGCAATAAATCGGTAATGCGGGAAAGCACAGAAGTGTTGTCTGTGTCTTCACCTGCATGAGGAACAATATTAGTCTTGTTCTTTTTCTTGTTATTCTTTTTCCGAATATAAGCCAACTTTTTGTTTTTCTGTTCGGTACTATTTGGCTGTTGGGCTCGAAATCGCTGAAATTCCTTGCGAGCTCGATCATATGACTTAGTATTACATGAAAGCCATTGTTCTTCTCTTGCCTGAGGTATTATAAGTGCATTGCACTGTGAAAGGGGGGGCGATTGATAACTCATTGACAAACTAATTCATAAAATATGTTTGCCCAATGAGTCTCGCCCTAACCGAAGTTAGAGGAGCTCAAAGAGCACTCCACACCAGGTGTCATTCCAGTCTCCCAGAACTTAACCACAATTCATCCAACGTTATCCCGTTCGGTTAAGACGGCCGTTGTCATTGCACTCCAACACTTTGGTAAACACGCCTATAAAATAGGTTAGTGTCTCCTAATCGTGGTCATTACTCCACTATAGTTTTAACAAAGCTGTAAGCTTAGTGAGAAGATTTTTTGCGGGTCCTAATGCTTTCGCATCGTCCCCAAGATGCCGGAGTACCGTTGCTCGGGCGACGGACGCCAATTGTCTCAGACTGTTTGACGCAACAAGGATGTAAGAATGACATCCCAACATGTTGTTGATTACAACTTTAAATCTCAAATTTTGACAAGGCCAAATAAGTGATTAGTAAAAGCACATTTTTATATTACAAAATTTATTTTTATAGTTTTTTATTTATATATATATGAATAGAATACAAAAATATGCATGTGTATGGTTTTACCAAAATGGTTGCCGGTTCGAATTTCACAATTCATACGACGATTTTCACAATCCAACTGTTCTACTTCCATACAATAATCATAGCAGTAGAAAAATTAGATTCCTCAAATCCATACGAGGTGTGGCGTTTCCTGTAAACGCTCAAAACTGCCGAAGCGGAAACCGGAATCTTATTTTACAAGTGAATACGGCACTTGGTTCTAAATTTACCCTTAGAACAGGGCTGTTATTTGTTTAAGTCTTCCAAACAAAGCAGTAACATTCTGCTTAAACTATCCGTATAGTTCAACCGAGTAAAATTATTATAATAATTAACGAGTATCAATAACGTCATTGGAAGTGACGCATCAACTTTCTCTATATCAAATATTGAGAGCCTCTAGTCTAGAACGACTAGGAGTAACTCTCA